ACCGTACAGATTGCCGATTTCGCCGTTGCGGATTGCATTGCCGTCGCCGACGAATGCTTGCTCAGTGTAACGAGCCAGACCCATCAATGTGTTGCGGCTTGATGGAGGGATAACAAAGAAACGACCGTCCATTGGTGTGTCGTTGTCATCCAAGCGCTGGATTGTGCGACGGATAGCAGCGTCAGTCAGGGCAGCAGCGTTCGACGATGTCGAGTTGTACGCTGTTGTGCCGTCTGAGCCGATATAGGCTTTGGTTGTTGTGTTGCTTGTTGCATAGTCATCGGTGCCAACTGTTGCGCCGTTGAAATAACGACCCAATTGAACCAAGTCGGTATCAACGCGACGAGCCAAAGCGTAACCGGCATCAGCAGTGTAGAACTGACGCATTGAGTTCAGCGCTTGAATTTCAGCGATGTCCTCGATCAAACGGCTGTACTCGTAGTGCTTGTCGATTGACACTTGTACTTCGGTGTTGCTGGCAGCGATCAAAGTAACTGCATCGGTTGCTGCTTTAGCGTTAGCCGAGCCACGTGTTGGTGCTGGGATGTGGATTACATCGCCTTTTTTGCCACGGAAGTTCATCTTCATGACCAGATTGGCCAGAACGAGATTCTTCTTGTAGGACGCAACAATTTCATCACTCCAAATCTCTGGAACGAAGGTACCGGCGCTTGATACGGTTACGCTGTTACTTGGGGAAAATGCTGTATTTGCCATGTTATTACTCCTAGATCAAAAGTGTTTATTTGACCCGACCCTCTTGATACGCCAGCATAATTTCATCTGAAAGTGCGTCATATCGGGCTGGATCATTCATTTTTAGCCGAATTAGGTCAGTGCGGCGGTAAACTCTTTTTGAACTCTCACCTGTTCCACCGGCATCAACTTGTACGGATTTCATCGTTTTCTGGCGATCCGTTGATGCTTGTTGGGTCGCTTGCTTCGTCTGAACTCCGCGCAATTCTTTGTAGGTGGACAGCAATTCGTTAGCCGAATCAAAATCAAACTCTGCATCAGCGCGCTTGAATAAATCCAAGCGAATATTTGACGATTTAACCCAATTCACAAATCCTTCGTCGCGCACTACTTGCTCGAAATCAGGGTGTGCTTGAGCCAACTTTTGCTGAGTCTGTAGCGCTCTTAACTCCATTGCGGCCTTGCGAGCCTCAATGATGTCAGGGTGCTTATCGATCGTATTACGAACTGCCTTTTGTGGGTCTTCATAGAAGTCTACTTCCGGCTCTACCTCTGCAATAGGTTGTTGTTTAGAACTGAGATTCTGCTTAATAAGTTCGTCAGCTAGTTTGCGCACCTCACCGACTTCCTGCGCTTGGCGTCCAATGACTTTTTCCGCTTCTTGGTGCATCTTCATAATGTCTTCGAGAGACTTATTCCGATAGCGCTCAGGAATTTCCGGTTTCGTCTGGCCAACCGCAGCATCTAGTTTGGCATCTTCAACATCCAACTCACTTGGCATCTCATTTTCTGGATCAACTAACATATTAGGTTTCCTTTTCCTGCCATCTTTTGGTTCTCAGGATAATAATAAACAGGCCAGAATCTGGTTATCTGTTCGCTTTTTGCTCCGCAGCGAGTTTTTCTCGATGCTTCCGATCAAATTGGGCTGCGGCAGTCGGGAATGATCCTGACCAGCCCTCCAATCTGAAATTTGGAGCGGATATCATGCGGTTGGCTACCCCACCGCATTCGCATTGAACTTGAGCCATCTCATAACTGACCAATTTCTCAATACGATGCCCATTTTCACAGGCAAATTCATACATTCGGCGCATTTAAATCCTCATAAGCGTCTGAGCTGACTTGTCGCAAGTTTTTCAGCCATAGCAAGATAGAAAGCTCGCCTTTCTTAAATTGTAAACTTTTTTCGTCTTCAACTGCGGAAAGATTATTTAGCGCGACTATCATTCCATCAACGTCTTCCATCAAGTCACCCCAGCCTGGGGTGGCCATCATAGAGAAACGCTCTTCGTAGTATTTTCGTAGCTCTGGATTCATAGGGCTGGAATGTCTGAGCTAGTTAACGCCCCAAAATCAGACGAACTAATTGCATTAATTTGCGCAGATTCTAAGACAGATACTTCAACTGTAGTTATCTCTTGAACAGTGTACTCAACCCATTGCTCTTGCGATTGACTCCACGACCAATTGCCCTCTGGCTTAGGATCACGAATAACCCAACCCGGTGGATACCACCAGACTACCTCTTTGCCATCAGGACACTCAGGAGCATCAGGAACCTCAATCCATCCTTCGGTGCCATCTGTCTCAGGCTTAGGTATAGAACCATTTTTAGAGTAAAGCATAAGTCACCTATTGGAGAGGGAAGGCTGCAGTTGGAGCAGTAAAGTTGGCTGTGTAACGAGCAAACTTAGAAATGCGAACGTCATCAATGTAACCAGTAAACGCACCACTACCATCAGAATAAGCGCCTAGTATTGGCGGATAATTTGTAGATCCTACATTCATTGCAGTGGTTGACGATGGAAGCGTTGCTGTACCAGCTTGTGTACCATTAAGATAGGTTTTTAAAGAGGTACCATTTCTCACATAAGCAATGTGACTCCATTGATTTGCTGATGGAGATGCACCAGTGCACGTATAAGCAGTTCCACCACTGTAAAAATCAACGTTTCCATTAATTCTAATCAGGAATGAACCGCCACCAATAGTGGCATTGTCAGATTGACCAACAAGCACACATACAGTACTTGTATTTGATGGATACACCCACATTTCAATTGTGAAGTCGCCACTACCAAACGTGAAGTTATAGTTAGCCGCTGAAGTTGTTTGAAACTTTGCATAATCACCAGTACCATCTAAATAGATAGCAGTAGTACCCCACTTCGCCTGTGTCGTGCTTACCTGTGCATTGCCTACAGTCTCTAATACATTCTTAGCAGCAGAGTCGTAGATGCCGGAGTTGGTGAAGTTGAGCAATAGCTGCGTGCCGGATATTGCCGTAGGTACTGACGTTGGTATGGTGTACGTTGATCCTGTGTATAACGCCGACGAAACAGCTCTATATCCGCTTATGTATCCAGTTAAATTAGATGGCGTAGATTGATTGCTTTGACCTATCTGCAATGGTTTAGCAGATGATGTATTTAGATATGTAGATGCAGCACCACTAGCTATTTGTGCGCCATTTAAATACAAATATACAGTTGCGCCACTACGCACAGTAGCAAAGTGATTCCAAGCGTTTCTCACAACAGTAGCTGTACTAACTACCTCATTAACACCAACTTTACCAAGTGCTACTGTCCCTGATGACGTTACATATACTGACGAAAATCCGTCACTATTAGATGTGCTGTTAGTCCATATTGGCGCACCACCACCGGGATAAGTTGTTAGATATAACCAACATTCAATAGTGAAGTCACTTGCAAGCAACGTAGAAGATACAGAAGCACTAGATGGAGTAACTAAATAATCACCACTACCATCAAAATACCCACTACCACCTACTACAGCAGTATCGTATGCAGCAGTAGGAGCAAATGGGCTGAAGGCTTGGACGGATGGTGTGCCGACAGTAGTAATAGCAAATGCGTTGGTGCTGCTATCAGCAAAACGATTGCTCTGGCATGTCAGCAACTGCGTGTTAGTAATTGCAGTCAGAGGAATTGTGCTTGGCGTAAAATTGCTGGTGTAAACAGCAGTACCTTTTACGATCCGTGCATTAGAAATATAGCCGTTAAAATAGAATTTGTAGCCGCTTGCTGGGTAATCCCACCACCCAAGCGTCACCGCTCCAGTGTTTGAGTCCGTGGTAGTGCTTGTCCCGCTAGCAACAGAAGTTCCATTTAAATATATCTTTATGTTGCCTGTAGATGTACCGCTCCTAACCACTGCAACATGATGCCAAGTGTTTTGAGCAATCGTTCCTGTATATGTGATCTGCGTACCAAGAAAATTGAATATCAATCCAGTGCCGGTGGTGGTGCTTGCAGCATCAATGTTTATTGCCCAGTTTGTTGGGTCATTTTGAACTTTTGCTATTAAAGAAGCCCGTGCTTGTCCACCCCCATCAAGGGATGAATTACCTGCCATATAAAACCAGCACTCAACAGTAAAATCCCCCGAACCCAAGCGGAGATTGGCATTATCAGCCACAGAAAGTCCTTGGCTTGAACCACTAACAAAGTTATTACTCCACCCAGTCTGACTAAACGGCGTAAACGTACCCTGAGTCGTATTACCATTTCTAGTAATAGTGAAGTTGTTAGTGCTAGAGTCTAAGAACGTATTGTTCTGTGCTCCGTTAGTGCTGCTAGTATTTAACAGCAATGTCGTTAGATTAAAGTACGCATCAGCTGCCGACGAAGCAGCCGATTTTAACGACCCTATTAATCCTTGAAGAATGCCGCTCATTAGGTCAGCCCATTTCCTGAAATGATCCAAGTGGTAGAAGTCAGTTTTACAGCTGTAGCCATGCCATACTGAGCAAGCGATCGGCTACCAGTAGTGCCAGGCCCTGCCAGATACATCGTATCGCTTGTGATCGCAATCGTAACCACTTGCGAGGTCATATTGACAAACGTGATTGCAGTACCTAATGGATAAGCCACGTTTGCATTTGAATCAATAGTAAATGTTCGTGCGTTTGCATCCGTTGATGGGTGCAATATTGTTTTGCCTGAGTCAGTCAAAACCGTTGTATAAGCAGCTGATTGACTGTTGATAGGTACATTTCTAAAACCAACTGAATCAGTACCGTCAACCGTACAACCTGACAAAGTACCTGATGATGGTGTACCTAATGCGCCGCCTGGTGCAACATAGTCTGTTCCAGCGGTAGCATTTGCTAATGCTCCACCGCTGTTGGCTTTCAATAATGCTGTACCAGAGGGTGGTGCTAAATAATCTGTTCCGGCTGTAGCGGCTGACGCTACACCCGATGTAGCCTTAACCAAACCAGTTAGCGATGCGCGTTTGATTAGTTTGCCGGTCGTGCTGTTAAACAGCGCTATCTCAGAATCAACAGAAGAAGATGGGCCGACAACATCACCAGAGCCGGTAGAGGCGAAGGATAAGACACCTGAGCCATCCGTAACCAAAGCCTGGCCAGATGTACCGTCAGCAATAGGAAGCGCAAGCGTCAGGTTATTGTTAGTGTTTCCAGATTGCAGAGTGGTGGTTCCGGTTCCGCTCGCATTTCCTTGAATTTTTAAATTACTCATGTTGATTCCTTAATTAAGAACTAACCATTTTTGACCAGTACCCACCGTTACCGCTACCCCAGTATTTACAGTAACAGGGCCAACTGACAGGCCGTTTTTGGCCGATGATATAGTGTAATTAGACGATATCGTCTGTTCATTCTCTAGTATGGTAGAAGAACCGCCGCCACCGGATGACGCAATTGTAATGGCTCCTGCGGCATTTGTGATCGTTATGTTCGACCCAGCCGTAAGATTGGCTTTCTCCCACAAGCTAGTCGTTTCGTTGTAAATCAGAACTTGGCCATTGGTTGGATTCTGAGCTGATACGTTATGCAGCTCGTCCATCTCGTAGCCATTTTGGACGCGTACGTAAATCTGGCCATTGCCGTTATTTGCGCGCTCAACCACGCCAATATAAACAAGATGATTCGGTGCGTATGGTTTTGTCGCTGTTAGCGTTCCAGCTGTTGCACCCAAATAGACTGTATCGCCAGCGGTGTATGAGCCAGTATTTAATCCACCCAATACGCCTTGGCATAAGATCATACCGGTCGCACCAGCGGTAATATCTTCAGCCGCCAAGCCAAAAGTTTTAGCTGATGTTGCGTCGGTAGTGTTGTATGCCAACTTAACCGATACACGATTGCCTGTAGCAGCAAACATATAGACCGGCTGACCTTTGCTAATCGTGCTTGCTTCAGCATTGGTTGCTCTGGCGTACATTGTTTGACCAATATCAGCCGATATGGCTGATGTCAATCCAACCGCTAACGTAGTTTGCGCGTCGTTCCAATACAAACGGCCAACCGCATTGGTAACTGTCGGCGTTATGTCAAAGTCAGCATAATCAAGCGTACCGATAGACGTTGCACCAGCAATACCGCCAGTATCGCCCACCGTTACCACCGAGTTTTGGATCAGCTTACCGGTAGTCGTATTGAACCGAGCTATCGCGTTGTCTGTCGCTGACGCTGGGCCAACGACATCGCCCGATCCGGCGGGTGTACCCCATGATGCTTCGGTGCCGTCAGTCGTTAGGAACTTACCGCTGTTACCTGTCTGGTCTGGCAAGCTGCCACCGCTACCACCGCCACCACTTGCGCCTTGGTTGATGATAACTTTTAGACGATCTGAAATGTCCGGCGGCAGGATTTCACCCGCATTGATCTCACGGCCATTCGACAGTGTTATAACTAAACTGTTGTCGAAGTCCAGACGTATATCAGCGATCGATATACCATCCGCGCCGTCCAAACCGTTGATGCCATCCACGCCATCACGACCATCACGGCCTGCGGCGCCGTCTTTTCCGTCCTTACCGTCACGACCGTTGCGGCCATCACGGCCATCAATACCATCGCGACCGTCTTGAATGCTGGCAATACGCGACTCCAGCATCGAATAGATGTTGTCGTACTTGCCTTCTAGGTCGCCCTTCATTTTCTGAAGCGCTTGAATAACCGCTTGAGCGTTTTCCGCTGCTTTTTTCTTTTGCAGCGCCCGAGCTTCTGAGACTGTGTTATTTACCGAGTCAAAAAGGCTGTCGGGAACCTGATCGACGTTAAACAGTTTATCGATATCCATTATTGCATTCCCTTTTGCAGTTCATCGAGGAAGTCGTTTTCAGCATCAACGACATTATCCTTGGCTTTTGACATTTGTAGCTCGACAATCTTGGACTTATTCTTGATGTCAGCCTCTTTCAACATCAATTCAGCGACCTTGACGCGCTTATCAAACTCTCTGGAGGCCATATCAGCCTGATTCGGCAGGTTAGCCGTCAAACCTTGCTGAATCTTGGCTTGAACTTCCAGCGGTTTTAGCTTCGTCTCAATGATTGTCTTGGTTGCTTCAGCACGATTCTGTTCAGCCTGAGTCGTATTGACTGCAATCTGCGCTTGCGCTGCTTGCAAGGCCAATTGTTCCTGAATCATCTGCTTTTCTTGTGCCGCTGGATCAACTTGACCCATCTGATCCAAGCGAGACATCAGTTCAGCACGGTTCGAAAGCGAACTATTAGCGACAATGCCTTTCAGAATGATCGGCAGTACCGGTGTATCAGGGCCAAGGGTCTGTAACAGGCTAATAAATTGAGCCTGTTCGTACTCACGCGCAATAATACCCAGCGTTGCCGTTGGAATGAACACCATATCCACCGACGGATAGCGCTCAGGGTCAAACTGCATGAAGCGATACGCTGCTTTGTTGATGAACGGAATCAAAAAGTCTTCCTGGAAGTTCACCAATGTGCGTTTGTACTTCTTGATGATCGAAGCCACCGCCATCGACATACCCGTACCCGCTGCATCACGCCCCACCGCAGACACCATGCCATTACTATCTAACGTGCCGGTCGCTTGCAAGAGCATTTGCTGGAATTTCTCGGCTGTCGTGATGCTCGATCCATCCGTCTGGCCAAACTTGAACGGATATAGAATCTCATTCGGGTTGCCGTTGGTGTAGATCGCTTTGCCTGGCTGAACGGTCAGCTTCGCACCCCGCGGCAATCGCGTTGCGTCCACCGCCATCATTGGCGAGGCTGTTAGCGCCAATGAATCCAAGTGAGTGCGCACTTGCGCATCAATGGACTTCTGCATGTTGTAGGCTTTTTCGATCGTCCCACGGCCTGGCAATCTGTTGGGTACGGTATCAGCTTGATAGGTCAGTACAGGACGATCTTTCATCATGTACGGACTCTCTTCAGCCTTCAATAACAGGCCGTCGTTTGCAATCACGATGATCGCCTCGACCATATCTTGATAGTCTTCAGCAGCCGAATCGTCAGGGAACAACTCGACGATCTCGTCTTCGTCCACCTTTTGCAGGTACTCGCGTGGCACCAGACCGTAGTAAGTTAGCAGTAAGACTTTCTCATCCTGATACTGGCTAACTTCCTGCGTTGGCTCTAAATCCGTGTCTTCGTAGGTCGGGGTGATGTTGACCTTGCGGTAGATACCGCGCTCAATACCACGCACCACCTTGTGAATCGATACGTACTTCTCGATGGCCACACCCATGCAATCCTCAACGGTCGTGCCGTTTGGATCCCATAGGAAATTTTTAGGGTTGATTGGCATCGGCTTGACTGAGACGCGCATCTTCTCAACGGTTCCGATGGCGGCTTGTGATTCGCCAGGCATTGGCATGGTT